GTTGGCCGCTGATTATGTACAACGTGCCACCCGGCATAGGGAACGTCAGCTCTGTGCGGCAATACCCGGTGGTCGTGATTGTCGGCTTTTTGGTTGTCATAGCGTTCTCCGGTGTGCCGCTCAGCGAGCGACATCCAAGGTATAGATAATGAATAGGGCCAGCGCCAGCAACAGGGCGCTGTCAACCAGGTCGAGCGGGTCGGGTGTGGTCATGGCTTGGGGCTCCTGTAGCTGTCTGAGGTTGGGCAGTCCACGCGGCCGCAATCGTGGGCATACGGGTCGCCACAATAGCCTGGTGCGAGCATCGACGCGGTTCGCGATTCGATGGCGGCGAAGTCCATACCCACAAACACTGTCGCGGGGTAGGCTGCGCGATAGTCTGCAACAAGCTTCGCCGCCTCGGCTTCGGTCAGATCCTGTTGCGGTACGGGCATAGGGCACCCTGTGGCGTACTGCATAGCCAGTCGCTCAACCTTGTTGCACCTGGTCGGCGTCTCCGGTGTGCCGCTCAAGGCTAGGGTGCGGGCGGCATTGATCACGTCATGGGTTGCCTGGTTGCGCTCCTTGGTCAGCGGGCCTGATAGGTCGTATGCGCGCAGTGCGGCGCGCAGGGTTTCGAGCGGTGTGGTCATGGTTCACGCTCCTAAGGATCTGGCCCACCATAGGGCCAGGGCGCAGATTGAAACGCCCCATAGGGTGGCGGCGGTGCCGACGATAGCGAAGGCTAGCGCCAGGTGTGTGAGGCTGCAGTCGGTGCCGATGTCTTCCGGGTTGTCGTTCATTCGCCGTCGTCCCATTCCAGGATCTCCACGTCGCCAGCGGCCACACCCACTACAACCAAGGTGTCTACCGGCTGGTCCCAGTCATCGGCGCATTCGTTTAGGGCCGATTCTTTTAGGTCTTCCGTGTTGGTGGCGTCGTCGCCGTGTGCACTGGTTATGTAGGTCGTGCCGGTGCGGCTTTCGTCCTGGATGAATATGGTCAGGGTCTTCATTCCTCTATATCCTCATAGCCACACATGGCGATAACGTGCTGCTGCCCTTCGGCGCGCAGGGCGTCCAGGCTGGGCTCGATACTGGCCAGGCACTCATACTGCGCGCTTGGCCCTTCCCAGCGCTGGGCGGCGTATGCCTGGCAGTCGTCCTGGGCGTCGGTGGTGCAGATGAACAACAATAGTGTGGTGATCATGCTGCTGCGCTCCTGTGGTGTTGGTGGCTGCGGCAGAGGCTCCAGGCTCCGGCCTTGGTTGTGTCTGCGCCTATGCGCTCGCCTAGCCAGCGGGCGACGTGCTGCGCCTGGGCGTGGCCTGTATATTCCTTGTCGACGGTGTAGCGGGTATCCGGGTTGCCGTTCGGGTGTTTGGGTTTCATGACGGTTACGCCTCCAGGGTGGTGCGGATTTCAGCGGCTTCGCGTTCTTTCTGCGCGGCTACTCGCTCCAGACCGGCGCGGGTGTGGGCTTCCCAGTCTTTAGAGGCAATCAGGGCGGGCAGTAGTTTGTCAGCGCCCGCGCCGGTGCTGCGTTCTTCGGTGCGGTCGCACTGGCCGAATATATCGAAGATGCACCAGCGGTGCACACGGGCGCTGTGTGGCGGTTGTACTGACTCGCGCAGAGCGAACCACAGCCCGTTGTCATCCTGGTGCGTCTCATTAATCCGAGCGCCAAAAAACTTGAGCGTGCTGTCGTCGGCGTAGTGGGTGCGGCCGGACAATGCGCGCTGTGCCAGATCCTTCTCACTGGCGGACCACATTGATTCATACAGGCGGATACCAGCGGCGCGGGCGGCTTTGTCCAGGGTCTGCAGGTTGGCGGTTGTGTTGGTCATGGTCATTACTCCGGGGTTATTTGGCGGTGTAGGTGCTGAGCAAACGGGCGTTGAGTTCTGCTGTCAGTGCGGCCACGGCTGCGGTGCTGCTCCAGCGTATGGCGCTAGTCCTGGCTGCTATGAGGTCGGCGACGGTGGCGCGTTGGATGGCGGTCATTTTGCGGTCTCGTATTCGGTAGGCTTAGCAGGACTGGCGGCGATAATGCCCTGCAGGGTGGGCTCCCACACTTGCCACCACGCCAGGGCTTGCGAGTCCATGCTACTGATTTGCTCGTCTGTAAACGCCCACCACGCGGCCAGGGTGTGTCGCTGGCAGCCTATCTGCATAGTGTCGTGTGTGTATCCAATGGGCCAAACTGCGATTTGCAGGGACTTTATGTAAGTCATGTCACCCAAAGCACGGAGGTCTGCGCCGGACAGGTCTGCGCGGGACAGGTCTGCGCGGGACAGGTTTGCGCCGGACAGGTCTGCGCCGGACAGGTCTGCGCCGGACAGGTCTGCGCGCGTGCCTTCTGGTTCGTTGCGCAACCAAGCGGCGTGACGGGCTAGGATTGTTTGTAGTTCTTCAGGTGTGTGAGTCATGGCGTTTACTCCGGGTTAGTTAAATACAGCGCGGGGCGCTGGGTTGTTAGCGGCGAAGGCGCGGGCCTTGGCGGCGATCATGTTCAGGCGGTCGGCCTGCTGTAGCTCCAGGCTGAGGAACCGAACGCGGGCAGCGCCGTTGATTTTGCGGTTGAGGCGGGCGGCGTAGGTCATGACGGTTACTCCGGGATTTGTGTGGTTAGCCAACCATATTAACGTCGCGGACTACATAGCCGGCGCGTTCAGCGACACGGCGGGCTTGGTCGCGGTTGTTTGCGTCTACCAGTATGTCACCCGATTCTGTGCCCAGTTGGTAGGTATGCTTGCTGTCGTAAAAGTTTCCAAGGCGGGTCATGGCGGTTGCTCCGGGTTGCTGTTTTTTGTTTTCGGTACGCGCACTATAGTTAGCGGGTAGTGTGGCGTCAAGGTGACACCAGAATATATCCAGAAGCCCGACGAACGGTCGTCATAGGCTCCAGCCTATTAAGGAGGCGGCGTGCTGCACCAGGCCTGAATCTCGGCCATGATTGCCTCGGTCTCTGCGATTGTGCTGGCGGTGCTGCGGCTTACGGGCGCGGGTGGTGCTACCCAGGCGGGTTGTGTAGGCTGCGGCGTAGGTTCGTCCTCCCAGCCGGCGAAGGCGTCCAGGGTGGCCTGTAGGTCGGCTGCTGGATCTACCTGCGGCGTGCGTCCATCGTTCCATCCTAGGGAGCCATCGGGTTTTACGAACGGTGCGCCGTATACTTCTATGTGGTTGCGCATACGTGTCCAGCCGCCTACCTGCTGCGCTGGCGTTCGGTTGCCTAGTACCAGAGGGGCTATGGTCTCGACGTTGACCGGACTACCAGGGCTGGTGGGATCTACCAGGATTGCAGTCGGTATGCCTAGCAGGCGCTCGGCGGCGCCGTTCTGCAGGGCGTGGTTGACCAGGATGCGCATAGCCCTACTGTTGCTCTTGGGATCGATGGCGAGCAGTAGCGCTCGATACCAGGCAGGCAAGCCAATGGATGTGGTGTAGATCCTGTTGTGTGGGCCTTTGCTGCGTTGCTTGTTAGCCATGCTGTCACCTTCTATATAGGTATAAGGGAGCGGGTAGATTAGCATTAGGCAGCGGGTAATGGTCAGCCTGCGTCCAAGACTATTTAGGAATAGATAACCAGGCGCTTATTACCCAATGGGTAGTGGCTTAACGCTTAGCATTATGCAGTGGGTAATGGCTTAACCTGGAGGCAGAACAGCCTAATTTAGCGCATTACCCAATGGGTATTGGCTTAGCGGCCAGGCTGTTAGGCTTAAATTAAGACTAAATCACTTAGTTTTGGCGTAATTTAGTTAAGAATTAACGCAGTAGTAAGGCGATTAGCAGGCGGAGCCAGGCTGGAGGCCGCGCGGTTGCTGGGCTGTAGTCAGAATAGTCAAATAGTTAACGCCACGACCCCACTTGCACATATATGGCATTACCCAATGGGTATTGGGTTAACTTAATAATTAACTAATTTGGCGCCTAATCCCATTACCCATTGGATAATGCCCTCAGGGAGACCTATTCGAAAAATCCTTTACTATTCTAACTATTTAACTATTACTGCTCTAGCATGGTACTTCCAGCGTAGTCTGGTTAAAAAATGAACAACTAAAACACTCAATTTCTAACTATTTTAATGAAAACGCACCATCCTGGTGCAGAATTAAGCTGATTTTAGCCATTACGCAGTGGGTAATGGCACGTATTAAGCCGAATAAGCCTATTGATAAGCCATTATGCAATGGGTAATAAGCTGATTTAGCCCAAAACCCATTGGGTAATGGCTTAACGCTTAGCATTATGCAGTGGGTAATGCGGCTGCTAAGCCATTATGCAGTGGGTATTGGGCTAAATTAAGCGCTCCAGCTTAAATCTAATCTAACTCAGCCGACCTAACCCCTTAACCGTTTGACGTAGAGCGCGCTATTAGCCGGCAATCCTGGCCTACCTGGCCACTTAGCGCTTAGCTCCAGCATAACCAGACCAACTCGATACCCTAAACCCTACGTTAGCAGGCCAACTCACCTGGATAGCGCGCTGCTACGTGCACGCTTAATAACTCAGCGCCTAGTTACCTTGCGCTATTCACGTACAAGCGCTCTAGTGCGTAGGTTGTAGGCGTATAGGGCCTGATATCGAGGGTATTACCGGCTTAGGTGTGGGTGGCACAGGGATTAGCTACCTGGATCTAGGCTTCCAGGTAGCCCCATACACACGTGGCAAGGCACCTAGGAGCTACGTAGCGAGGCGTTAGGGTACTGAGTAGGGGTACCCCACGGGGGTGGGTACGAAGAGACTAGGAGTCCCAAGGCTGGTGGCGAGGGGGTTGGGGGGCGGCTCGTATACCCGGTATATCATCATCCCCTTCGCGCACAACTCAGACCCATAATTACAGAGATTGATACAGTTTAGTACGCTGCCCAGCCTTATCACCTAGCTACAAAATAATCAAGCCCCACCCCAAATCTATCCTAAAAATTTCTAAGCTAAAATTTTACGACCCTCCGAAATAAAATCAACTCAGCCCGTTGACACACAACCCCCAGCAACCTAACCTGATCGCAACATCTCTCCGGGTGTTAGGGAGCAAGTCGCTTGGCGGTGGCCGACCTCCCCGACGGGACACAACGTCGTTAATCGAACGGTGCAAGCGGGTGAGAAGCCCGCGCTTTATTCGGCTGGCTACCAAATCGGAGATGGGCTCCTACGACTTGGAGACCCCACCGTGGTATCCGACCGATCGTACCAACCTATTGGAGTTAGAACCCAATGAACAAAGCGATAGACGACGCAATACTAGCCCTGGCCGCCCGCGTGAAAAATTCCATCAGCCCAGACGAAGCCATGAAGTTGTCGCAGGCGGTGCTCAACATGACCACAGCCCACGCGCGGCTGGTTAGCGCTGAGATGGAGAAGAATCGCCAGTAACCGAACAACCAACGCCGTAGACCAGTGCCCGCGCACGCGGTATCCCAAATTGGGAGGTGTCATGCGCGTAGCCCTCATGTTGGTGTTACTGTCCGGTTGCGCAACGCAGCCCGATATGTACGCCAAGCCGAGTCCGACAAGGTGCTGCACAAGATGCACTACTGCGCGAACAAAGCCAGGCAAGTCCCCGACCACCTCAAGAATATGGCGTACCAGCACTGCCTGGTGACACTCAACGCCACGATCTGACCCCCGCCGCAATACCCAAACAAACTACGAGTTTGCTGATGAACGGCAAATAGCGTACGTTTGCCAATCAGTACTGTGAATTATTCCGCGAATGACACCCGGCGAGGAAGTACAGGCATGATCCACCCAAGCCAAAAGGTTACGGACGACCAGATAATCGACGCGCTCAAGACGATGACGGTCAAGGCCGCCGCTGAGCACCTGGGGCTTCACGAGCGGCGCATGTGGGCGAGGAAGGCCGCCCTGGCCAAAAAAGGGTGGTCGCCGGATCACGATATGACGCGCACCGTACCAGATGGGTTCAAGGTCAAGGGCGTGTCGACGCTGTACAACAAGGACGGCGTCCTTGCGGCTCAGTGGGTCAAGAGCACCGCCGACCACGAGCGGCAGTACCAGATGATGGTTGAGGCCGTCGCAGCACTGTCCGAAGACATCCCCCGCGTATCACTGCTGGCCTCGCCGGCACCCGGCGTCGATACCCTCCTGAACGTATACACAATCACCGACTACCACTTCGGCATGCTCGCGTGGAAGCCAGAGACCGGCGACGACTGGGACACCGACATAGCCGAGCAGATGCTAGTCGATTGGTTCGCCGCGGCCATATCGCAGGCTCCACACGCGCAGTCATGTGTACTGGCTCAGCTCGGTGACTTCCTACACTTCGACGGACTGGAGAGCATAACGCCGACCAGTGGCCACAATCTGGACGCGGACACCCGGTTCACACGCCTGGTGCGTGTCGTGATCCGAACGATCGCTAAAGTGATCGACATGCTGCTGTCGAAATACCAGAACGTCTACGTCCTGATGGCCGAGGGCAATCACGACCTGGCAGCCTCTGTCTGGTTGCGTGAGCTGTTCGCAGCACGGTACGAGCTGGAGCCGCGGATAACGGTCGAGACGCGACCAGATCCGTACTACTGCTACGAGCATGGCGATACTTCGATCTTCTGGCACCACGGCCACAAGCACAAGATGGTTGGCCTTGATGCGGTGTTCGTTGCGAAATTCCGCGAAGTGTTCGGGCGGACCAAGCACTCGTACGCACACACCGGCCACCTACACCACCGCGACCTGAAAGAGACCAACCTGATGATCGTCGAGCAGCACCGCACACTCGCCGGGTCTGACGCATACGCCAGCCGTGGCGGTTGGATGAGCGGTCGCAGTTCTACCGTGATCACGTACCACAAGGAGTTCGGCGAGGTGGGTCGGATAACAATCAGCCCGGACATGCTCAAGTAACACCAAGGGCCCCGCTTGACCACCACCCACAACACGCCTACGCTCACAGCACTATAGTGCCATATCGGCACTCCCAAGGGGCTTAGGCATGGCTAGGTATTCGGTACCACTGGTGGACGGCAGCTACGTGTTCCCCATACCGCCGACAGATGCGGACAAGGTGTACCACGAGATCCTGCTGGACTTCGTTACGGAGCCAAGCGCCGGCACCTTGATGGTGGAGCACCGGGCAGAAGACGACCTGACCTGGCGGGAGGTTGACGAAGCACGGGCGCTGTTGTTGGTAAACTCGTCAGCCGCCGTGTTCGTGGGTGTTGTAGCCGAGTACCGACTGACCCTATCTGGGGTGTCTGGTGGCAGTGGCATGGCCGCCATAATCCACAACTCCACGCAGTGGATAGGCCCAGGCCTGCCCAAGGGTGTAACGGAAGGCACCCGAGCGCTGTACTCCCGCCCGATGACAGAGAGCCAAGTCCTGCAAGGGCTGCAGTACTACGTGCGCAAAGCCTGGCGAGGTGCGACGCCCCTAGAGACCGCCAGCGCGGAGATAGGGGCCGGTGCGACGGTGAAGATGCACTTCCTGACGGGCGACAAGAAAGTCCAAGTGACCAAACGTGAGTTCCACTTCTTGTCTACGGAGCTGCGCATCGACCTGTTCGCTAACCCAACGGGGGTATCGGGCGGCACGGCAATGCCGATACACAACTACAACAGCGATGCGCCGGTGGCCACGTCGGTCGTATCGGCTACTGCGGACGTTACAACGACCGACGACGGGGTGGCGTTCGGGGGCCAGGAGTATTTCTTTGGTGCTTCGGCAGTCGGCCACCGAGCGGCGGATAGCATACCCGAGGGGTTCATCCGCGCACTACCGGCGAACGGATCGTTTATCGTGGCGATAACCAACACATCGAATGCCGCGGCGTCCGCCCAGTACTATCTGACCTGGACAGAAGGCGAGCCTGACATCCCGCGCAAAGGCGACGGCGTGCAGTAGCATCGTTGACCTCTTAGCGCAACTCCCATAAACTCGCGCATGTACAGGGTACAACGCCCTCCGTAACCAGCAAGTGGGAGCTACCACATGACCGTCGAGAAATTCCGTCAGGCCGATACTGACGCTAACCGTACCCGCAAGATGAACCTGCTCCGTGACGCGCTCGTCGGTGATGGCGCGGCCGGTGCAGCCGCATCGATCTCGGTGGCCGTAGCCGAGTCGTCCGCAGGCGCCATCAAAACCGTGATGACCCTGGACAACGTGGTCATCGATATGACCGATGCCACGACCGCTGGTAGCCACGGCTCGCTCAAGCTGTACGACTTCCCCGAGTGCAACCTGCTGTTCCTGGGCGGCACCTGCGACCTGGTGATTACCGCCGGTGAGGGTGGGATCGCGGATGATGCCGCGGTTGTGGCATCGGTCGGTACTGTTACCGTCGGCACGGACAACGCGACCCTGACCACCACCGAAGCCGACCTCATCCCTTCGACGGCCAGCCCGCTGACCGACGGTGAGGGCGAGACCAAGGGAAAGACCACTGCCGCCCCAGGCGCCCCGATCGACGGAACGACTACCGCAGTGGACGCATTCCTGAACTTCGCGGTTCCCGACGCAGACTCCGCAGACGACGACACGCTGATTGTCAGCGGCACCATCACATTGGTGTGGTCGAACCTCGGCGACGTGTAACACCCGACTCAGCGCCGTGACCTAACCAGTTGCGGCGCTGAGCATCCATTCGATAGACCGCGTGCCAGGAGATCCCCATGCTGGGCGACATAACCCCTCAGTCCATCCAGATCGACCAGCAAGCGGTGACGTACCCAGGGCGTGACCACGTAAACACGATCACGATCAAACGGTTCGATGGCCGCCGGTATCAGAGCGTCGACGTATCGCTGCTCACCCGCGTAATACTCGCGTTCCCCGGCACTGACCCAGTTATCGCATACGACTCCGATGTGACCGCAGGTGTCATCTCATGGGCCGGTAGCGCGATCACGATCGACCTATCCGACTTCTCCATGCCGGCGTCCATCCAGCCGTGCTACCTCATCGCCTACGACGCAGAGCACCTGAGCGGCCAAGTGCTGGTCGACAACAACGACTCCGTACTGGCGTTCGACTTCCGCAACGTCAGTGGCACAGGGATACTGCAGCCGCCGGTTGTGGAGATGATCAGCGAAGCGCCGGTCGACGGCATGACCTACGGGCGCAAAGACGCGACGTGGGTTGCGATCGACGAGCTGGTGGCCGGTGTGTCCAGTGTCAACACACAGACAGGCGTCGTGGTGCTGGGCGCTGCCGACGTCGGTGCTGATGCTACAGGTACGGCTGCTGCGGCTGTAGCGGCACACGTGGCCGATACGACACCGCATGAGACGATCCTGGGTCTTGACCGGGTGGGGTTCAGCCTCACGCCTACCGGGCCAGCCGGCGTCGGGGAGGTCGTGTGGAACGACACCGACAAGACTCTGGACATAGGACTGCCGGAGGGGGTGACGCTACAGGCAGGACAGGAAGTTCAGATACGAGGGCTTAATAACTCAGGCTCTACAATGCTGAACGGACGTGCTGTGTTTATCAGCGGAGCAACAGGCAACAGACTCGTGTTCTCCCAGATCACGGCAGCTGAGGTAACTGCGGACAAGACCATCGCGGTTCTGACGCAGGACATCTTGAATAACCAATCAGGCCAAGCTACAGCGATAGGCTTGGTGCGGGATCTGGACACAAGTGCGTTTGCTGAGGGCTCCGAGCTGTGGCTGTCAGCCACGGTGCCTGGTGGTCTGACCAACGTGAAACCGCCTGCACCTAACAACGCAACTCGAATCGGTTATGTGGTGCGTTCGCACGCAACGACAGGATCTATCTTCGTCCGTATACAGATCCTAGAGGCTATGACCGAGCTGCATGATGTAGTTATTACAGCACCGAATGACGGCGACATCCTTGAGTACGACACCGGTACTTCTACGTGGATCAACGTACCGAACACCGGCGGCACCGGTGAGGCGAACACCGCGTCGAACCTCAATACGGGTGTCGGGGTGTTTGCGCAGAAGGTTGGCGTGGACCTCCAATTCAAGTCCCTCGTAGCCGGCGCAGGCGTGACCCTCACCCCAAGCGCCACGGAGATCGAGATCGTAGCCTCCGGCGCAGGCGGCGCGGTTGACTCCGTGAATGGGGCAACAGGTGTCGTAGTGCTGGACACTGACGACATCGATGAAGGGGTTACTAACCTCTACTTCACCAACGGCAGGGCATCCGCAGCGGCCCCTGTGCAGACTGTGGACGGGCAGACGGGCACAGTAAGCCTGACGGCCAGCTACGCGCCCCTGAGCCACGTAGGCGACACGGGGGCGGCCCACGGGGACGTTGTAGCGGCCGGCGCGTCCGGGTTCATGACCGGAGCTGACAAGACCAAGCTCAACGGCATCGCAACAGGGGCCAACCTGTACGTTCACCCCAACCACTCGGGGGACGTAACATCCGTTGCTGATGGCGCGCAGACTATCGCAGCCAACGCGGTGACGAACGCAAAAGCCGCGGACATGGCGGTCAACACGATCAAGGGCCGTATCACCGCCGGCACCGGAGACCCAGAAGACCTCACCGCTACGCAGGTCCGCACGATAATCAACGTGGCGGATGGCGCTACAGCGAACAGCTCCGACGCTACGCTGCTGGCCCGTGCCAACCACACCGGTACGCAACTATCCTCGACGATAAGCGACTTCGACAGCGCTACACGCGCACAGGTCGAAGCGGAGCTTGTTGCCGGTACGAACATCACCATCACGCCAAGCGGCACCGGCGCTACACGCCAACTGACCATCGATGCCTCTGGTGGTGGCAGTCTCGCGGAAGTACAGACGTTCACCGGCAACAAGACCCTCGCCCTGACGGACATCAACACCTACAACGTCAGCCAAGACGGCACAGCGCAGGAAGTCACGATCCCAGCGCAGGCCACCGTAACATGGACCGCAGACGCCGAGATCCACATCGAGCAAGGCGGCGCAGGTGCAGTGACGGTAACCGGCGCCACAGGTGTGACAATCAACGGGGTAAGTGCTGGGTCATTCGACCTTGCCGGGCAGTTCTCAGCGGCGACACTCAAGCGCACCGATGAGGACGCCTGGACCCTGATCTTCGGCGCGTTCGCGTACAACCGGGAGAACATCCTCGGCACCGTATCCGAGTCCGCAGGTGTTCCTACGGGGGCGATTATCGAGCGGGGGAGCAACGCGAACGGTGAGTATGTGCGGTATGCGGACGGGACGCAGATTTGCTCTAACCTGCTCGTTGGAGCTAGTGCGGCTATGACAACGGCGACCGGATCTATCTTCTACACCGGGACGGCATTCGCCCGGCTTACTTTCCCCGCTTCGTTCGCCGACGTACCGGTAATAGCATACTCTATAGCGTCGGCTGGCGGTCTATCATGGGCTACGCAGGCGAATCTTCCTACCACAACCCAAACCCCGAACTTCTACGCGATAAACCCAGCCTCGGCAACGCAGAATGTAGATATATCGGTTATTAGTTTCGGGACCTGGTACTAAGGAGTAACCCGTGCAAATCAATCTATCACCCGTCCGCAGCAACGCAACGCTCCTAGTCTCCAAGCTAGGCGACATCCTAGCTATTAACGGTGAAGCGTTCGACTTCTCCCAGCTACCCGAAGGCGCAACCCTCCCGGCCGAGGCCATCGGCTCCGACCACTTCGCCGGCCCGGTCGAGCGCACCAACGGCGAGCTACACCTGACCCTACGCCTACCCCACGGCCCTAACCCGTCGCAGGCGGTAGCGTTCCCGCAACCAATCACCGTCACGCAAGACGGACCAGTGGAGCTGCCGGTATGAGCCTGTTATTTGTGCGGTACGAAGAAGACGAAAACTCAGCCCCAGCCAGTCCTGCGAAAGCAACTGATATAGGCGATCTCGAGCGCAAAGGGGCTGAGGCTCGCGCTGCCCTGCTGGAGAAAGCGAAGGGCCGGCCGATTGACCAGGAAGACACGAAAGGTGTGTGGTTATGATCGACTGGTCTAAGGTAGAAACGGCAGAAGACAAAGCTGCTAAAGCAGTCGCAGCCGAGCGCCAACAATTCAAGGCCGACCGGGCGCAGGCAGTGCAAAGCATCGTCGTCACCACGGCGGCAGGTAATACGTTCGACGGTGACGAGATGAGCCAGGGGCGTATGGCGCGTGCGATCCTCGGCCTACAGTCGGTCGGCCCAGAGGCCACAGTGGTATGGGTACTTGCCGACAACACAGCGATCCAAGCCACAGCCCCAGAACTGCAAGAAGCCCTGACCTTGGCGGGTGCGGAGCAAGCACGTCTATGGGTGGCCTCATGATCCCCGGTATCATGGCCGCGCAGATGCGGGTGGCGGCAGCACTGTGGACGCCACTCAACATGGCGACCGTGCCACAGATTTACCTGGACGCCCAGGACAGCACGGTCACGGACGTGTCGGGGTTCGCGTCGGCGATCAGCAACCTCGGGGCTATGGGTAGTGATGGGGATTTCTCGCAGGGTACGGCGGGTAGTCGGCCAGCGATCTTGGCAGCCGAACTGAACGGCAATCGGGTGCTGAGTTTTGACGGCAGCGATGATGTGTTGCGGGGAGGCTCGACAGCCCAGAAGGATCTATTTCGAAATGTCGGCGCGGCTTGGGTTTTTTCTATCTATAAAAAGCGCACAGCCGACTCGTCAGGCGGAATAAGATATGTACTTCACTCAAGTACTAATTCAGCCACCTCTCTAAGATTCAACGCTATGGCGGGGACTACAGGGCAACTAAACAAGCCGAGTTTGCGGGTGCGCCGACTGGATGGGGACACGCTCGCGTCAATATCCTCGCCGACACAATTTTCCGGGCCTTACGGCATGGTGATGTACAACATGGACTACGCGACCGGCACAGGCTCGATAACACGGGACGGTTCGTTGCTAGTCACTAACTCTTCCCTGACAAGCACGGGGAGCACAAGCGACACCGCGTCCGCTACCGACCTGGCTGTAGGTGCAAGCGAGACAGGCGCTGCCGCAAATGACATGGACCTAGCCGCCCTAGTTACGAGCAACACGGCCCCATCAGCATCCGACATCGACAAGCTCTTCGGTTGGGCGGCCCACAAATACGGCCTGACTGCCAGTCTGCCCGGCGGACACCCCTACAAGACGGCCGCGCCGACCGTGTAATGACACACCGCAGCCCAAGTGCTACGCTGACGCAATACCCACGGAGCACCACCCATGAACGACCCGTTCGCTTGGGCGGATGAAGACGACCAGCCCTCAACCGCCATGACCCCCGTATTTGACGGCACAGACCCGCTGGAGGTTGTGCGATCCATACCAGAGTGGATACCCACCTCACCGGTAGGCGCCGTCGCGCGCCCGGAGTGGAACACGCGACTGGTCATCGACTACGTGTTGGGTGCAAGCAAAGACGCGATCATGGAGGAGTATGACATCCTAGACCACCACTACGAGCGTATCGTTCGCGACGTGGGGTTCATGGGCAAGGTCGTGGCGCTCAAGAAAGAACTCGAGAAAGACGGCGCTACTTTCGGATTGAAGGCCAAGCTACAGGCGGAAGTGCTGCTGGACGAATCATTCAAGATGGCTATGAACCCCGACGTGGACTCTCGCGTGCGGGCTAAGCTGATAGGCGACACGGTGCGCTGGGCGGGGTTCGATAAGACCGGCATGTCCGGCGACGCCACGGGCGGGTTCTCGATCAACATCAACCTGAACGGCAAGCGCCTGGGTGATACGTTCGACGGCGAGGCAGTCGATGCGTGAGGTCGACTACACACCCACGCCCACCGGCGCCGCGGTAATCGAGAGCGAGAAAAAGTACACGTTCGTAATTGGCCCCGTGGGAAGTGGCAAGACTGTTGCATGTATTTTCAAAATGCTCTACCACGCCAAAAAGCAGAAGCCCAGCCCAGAAGACGGCATTCGCTACACCCGGTTCGTCGTTGTGCGCAACACGAACAAGGAGCTGCAGGACACCACGCTCAAGTCGTTCTTTCAGTGGTTCCCGCCTGGCTTAGCCGGCGAGTGGAAGGCCACACCTAAGACG